TCAGGAATACCTGCAAAGCTAGTTGCATCACTAAACGGTAATGTATCAAACGGGCTGTTATCATATAATATTGTTTCTGATGTTGTATAAGTGCTTAATAATTCTAAAATTGATGTACTTATTAACTCGATAGCAGTACCAACACCTTCAACATAGTATTCGCCGTTAGCATAAGAACTAGGCGTTACATTTCCAATAAATCTAACTTTCATTCCGTTAGTAAGGCTAGTTCCGTTAGGCAATGTATAGGATTTTTTTCCTAGTAAGTCGACATCGACATTCATAAAACTATTATCATCAATAGATAATATTTCAAAGACACCGCCGAGATCAGCATTGGCTGTGCTAGTATAAAATAACACATCAGGACAAGAGTAAGGAACAGTAAATGTAATCGTACCTTTTTCTAAAGAAGTAACTATTTTTCCTAATTGATCTGTGTATACTAATTCATTGTTTAGATACGGATGAGCTTGCCCGCTAGATCTAGCCGTCTTAATCATAAAAGGATTTGATGGGCTTGTTATATTAAATCTATACGTTTGTCCCCTGTATAATTTAATTACAGGATCTCTAACTAGACCAGGCGGGGTAAAAATATATTGATCGTCGCCGCCAACAGATTCAATCGTAACAGTATATTCGCTGGTAATTGCTAATTGTTGTCCTGCAATTTTAATTGAGTCTGGGCCATATGGTAGCCAATAGTAGTTCTGGAAGTTAACAAACTTATCCCAGTCGATATGCGGATCCCATGAATAAAATTCTTGTTTGTTCAATCTAGCATGGTTGCTAGTATTGCCGCCGAATACACCTATCTGATTAATATAGTCAACATAATCTTTAAAGAAAGTAGTATTGCCTAAATCATCATTTACAACCATACCGGGCTCTAGTTGATAATGTTGACGTGCGGCTGTAGGGGCGGTGATAAAAATATCACTTCCGGAAGTTGCTTTTGCGTTTTCTCTACCAATAAATCCATTAATCTTTTTAACTGTTCCAGGGCGTGTTAATTGATCAATTGTTGCTTGTAAAAACTTTTTGTTAGCATCAGTTTGATAAAATTTAGGTAGGAAGTCAGAAGCTTTTGCGTTACCGCCGTGTGGGTTTACACTATCAACCATTAGTTGCTCCATATGGTGAACTTGTTACATTTTGTTGTGTAGTATTAGCTACATTAGAGTTAGTATTTGTAATTGCTTTGATCGTACTTGAGGTTATTGATGTAATAATTTCAATGTCGTCAACTGTGGCTCCGTTAATAAACAACTGATCGCTAGCCGATTTAATTTCAAATAAGCTACCAAAATTTAAACCGCTTTGGCGGGGTACGATTACAAAATTAGCAATGTAAGGTGCGGCTTGGTTCATCACATAAGTTGATAACTCGGTAAAATAGAATGTATCTCCAAAGTCCCAATTATCTAAATTAAAGAATTGGTTAATTGCAGTAATTACTTTTACTTTAACATCGTTGTCAGAAATTACTTGACTTGAATTTTTAATCACTTTAAAACTTGCTTGTAGATTATCGTCAGCAATAGTACCAAATAAAATCTTATAATTTACAGGATGATAGACTACCTCATCACTTATTGATTTAATTGAACTTAAATTTGGAGATATAATATCATATAACTCTGCGCTACTAGGAGGTAAGGGTTTACTTATTGCGGCTCCGCTGATCCATTGTCTAAACAAAGTATCATATCCTTTAGTTAATACAAACACATCTATTATGTTAGTTGCACCTGGATCGATTCTTGAAGCATAATCTGCACTGTGAGTATATTGGAATTTAATCTTATCTCTGCCTACAAACACTTTATAATCAAGACTGGCAACTAGTGGTTGGTTAGCGGCTGTTAATTTTTTAACAACTCCGGATTTTACAAAATAAAAATACTGCGGAAAAGTATATTGATTTCTATCGCCAACTAACGATTCATCAGCTAGTATTTTTACTACAGTATTATTATAATTTTCTACATATCTATAATCTTCTTGTCCTTGACTAATTGTATATTTTTCTTGTAAAATATATCGTGTCCAATTTGTGGCTACTGGATTAACTACATTTAAAAATAGTTCCGGATTGTCAACAACACCGTTGTCGTCAGTATCAGCAAATGTAATCACTATTTTCTTATTGTCAATGTATCCGTCTTGTCCGGCATATTCCGAAACAACTTCCCAAGGATAATCTACCGTAAAGGGGAATCCTACTTCGCTAGCAGGATTAGAATTAATATTTAAAATATTAATCATGTCTTTAATCACAGAGTCACTTCGGCTATCATAAATTTTACGTGTACTATCAAAAAAGAATCTAACTTGAGTATTGCTTTCAAAAACATATCGCTGTTCCCTGCTGGTCACTGTATAGTATTCGTTATCAGTTGTAAACAACAACAACCAGCTAGCATCTTGTTGTTTGCTAGTAACATCGCCTTGTTTTGCTATGCTGAATTTAGAAACTAAATCTAAATTTGATTCGAATACAATTTTCCATATTTGTGTAGTAGCGTCATATCGCAAGCCGAACGGTTTGTTTGAATTAACTATCAATCATCGTTGTGATTGTTGCCGTGTCAATAACTGTTCTCCACTTAGGAACAATTTGAGTGATAATAGGCTTACTTGTTAAGGTTGACGGAACTGGACGATTTAAACTTACTGGTCCAAAGCCGGTGGATAATACACCCGTGCCTGCGGCGGTTCCATCATCTGATACTGATACAACTTCTGTCCAAATAGTTTTTACATAACCAGCTGTAGTTGTTGCGGAAGTTTGTACAAGTGTATTTTCTCTGTTAGTGTCAAAATAGTAACCGGTTGGTGCTGTAAATTGTACCAGTGCTCCGGCTTTTAAATATTTTAAATCTGTGCTAGTGTATGAGCCGACTTTGTATATTGTCCCATCATTAACATCGCCTATATAGCCGGATGATGCATTAGCATCAGTTGTTACATTATTCCATACAATGTTTAAGCTGGCTGTGATAAAATTAATAAATTTAGAATAATAGAAGTTGCGTAAATTTGCTCTTTTAAGAATGTCAAAAATATCATTGTATATAACCACTTCAATATCAGTTGTGCTTTGATAACTAAATCTATACTGACTCGTATATTCTTCTGTATACAATACTCCGTCGTCAGCAAATAAATTTGTTGAACTATACTTTCCTGTAGGGTCTGATAGATCAAAGTAACGACTGATACCAGAACTTGTTCTATTAACTGCTTTTACTTTTGCAACTTGAGTACTTACTGATAGAGGACTAACATTATAATCCTCGCCTGTAATCATACGATTTTGTGTATAGTAAGTTTGTGGGGCGTTAGCTTTAATGCTATCGTTTGATTCTGTAGTACTTGAATTAGTAACTGAATGGGTTAACGATAATGTAATTGTTAAAGTTTGTACTTGATTCTGTGCAGAATAATATGGCACTTCAATTGATATATTTCGAATATCTCGTGGGTTGATTGCATATTGTAATCCGTTGCTTACTCTATAATAAGTTCTAAATGTTCCTAGAGGTAAATCTCCAAATGTGCCATCACTAAATTGCAGGCTAAATCTATCGCCGGCTCTTGTTATTACGCTATAAATGTTTCTAATATTTTTTTGAATACTATTATAAATTATGTTGTTGCCTTCAAAATTGCTAACAGGAGTCCATAAATCATTTTCGGCATTATTACCGTCTAAACGATATAACCATACATCTGAATTATTAACACCCGGGCTATCAATATCAACAGATTGATTACTACTCGGTTGTGCTACTGTGAATAATCCAGTGTTAAGTGTACCTTGTACAAAGTTTAAAAAGAAGCCGCTTGATGCACTGCCTAATCCTTTACCATCATCTCTATAAACACACGCTAATCTATTTCCAATTTTTGGAGCTTCTTCATAGATATAACTCTGTTCGCTAAATGTAGTACTAGTAATTTCAAATGGCATTGTTCTGCCGTCAACTGTTTTATTAAACTCATACACTGGCACATTTGTATTTGCTCCCTGTATACGATATTGTGCTGTTGGTATTCCGTATATGTTTGCTTTACTTGCAGGATTTCCAAACTGTTGAGTTGATGGAAACGATGCGTTCATTATTTTAATAAACTGATCGTACCAGTTTACATTTGCTGAATCATTCCAATTGATTGTCTGTCCTGCTAGGTTTCTTCCGTTGCTATCAACTACATTTTCGGTCGTAGATACCGCTGTAAACTTTAGCAATCCCCTAGCGGCTATATTTCTTTTAGCATTATAGCTAATTAATCGTGCTAATCGTAAGACACTTTCTCGACGCTCTGCTAGTTCTAAAAAGTTTTCACGAGCATTTAAATCAACACGGAAGGCTATGCTTTGGCCCAGGAACGCGATAAGATCAATTAGGGCAAGGTATTCGCTAGATTCAATGTAATCGTTAAAATCTTCAGGATAATTAGTACGGATATAATCAATCATAGTGCGGCGCAAATTCTCAAAGTCATAGCTTTGGAAGTCCGCACTCCGGAAACTTTGATATACTTTTTTCCAGTCTTGTGCGACTAATAGTCTGTTTTGTCTAGTTGTTACACTCATGATGTATCCTAATATTGATATTTATCGATTAAAATTATGTGCGCATATTATGCTGTTAGCAAACCATTTGCTTGATCAAATCTTAATTGTAGTTGTTGCTGTATATTGTAAGGTCGATACGTAAGTGTACATTGTATTTGAATCCCGCTTTCGTATGGCGTGACTATTACTTGGTCTGTAGTCACTCGAGGATCATAGTTTATAATATCGCTTACATTGCTTGTAATAAGAAATCTAGTTTCATCAGTTAGTGGTTCGTATAACAAATCCCATATCACACAACCAAATTCAGGATTCATTAACCTCTCGCCCTGACGTGTATAAAAATGATTTATTATATCTTGCTTTATTAATTCAAAATCATATAATGAGAAATTTTCAGTGTCAGTATTAACTGTGCTAAAACCTTTATAAGTTTTAGGTATTGTTGCGCCAGATATAGGTGCGGCTGGTAATGTAATTTTATTGTATAGTAAGCTCATATTATTGTCCTTGGTCCTCTGGCGGAGGTGGTTTAAATGTATCTGAATTCGTAGAATATTTTTTCCAGCCGTCTGGCATATTTCCCAGTCCTTTTACTTCTGAACCGTATCGACCGTTGCTATCTCTATCAGTTAATCCTGGTTTAAAACTCTTCGGGTCTAAATTTTCGTGGTATGGCCATGGTTCGTGGCTAGGAACTCTAGTCATAATAGTTTGAGCAAATTTTTGTCCGGTTTCATCTGGCACTGCAAATGTTTTTAATATTTCCGGTAAGTCGGAAGCAGTAGGTAATGTTGCTGGAGTTGCGGGTATTCCGGGTAATGCGGGAGTTGCAGGAGGACCGTTTAAATCAATCCTGCCGGCGGTTGCTTTGATTTTGCTGCCGCCGAGTAAATTCATTTCGGCACCGCAGGTTGCATTTAACATTGCAGATGCAAGAAATTGTATACTGGCTCCGGCTGTAATAAAACTATTAGCCGAACTGGTAAGGCTATTATTAAGTCCACTTACTGAATTATTACCGGTGGTACTAAGATCAAAGTTTCCAGCAACTGTAATTTTATAATTCCCAATAGATGTTATATCGACCTTGCCGCCAATTTGTTGATTGTATGATCCGATATGATTTATACTAGTATCTTGCCTGATATCAATTTTTTGATTACCTTCTACTACTAACAATTGATCAAAGCCAACATGTGTATGCATTTCTTCGGCTACTTTTATGTTGAGATTTCTACCAGCTTCCATATTGATATCTCTATCGGCATAAAAATTCATATCTTGTTTTGTATGCACACTAATGCTATCTTCTGC